CAATACTTACAGCACGAGTGTTACCTAACTTATTTTTGGCAACACCTGCATCCTCACCCTTACTGACGTTAACATCAATATTTAATGCATCTCTGTACTGATTCTTTGGTATCAACCTCTCATCGAGGTCTTTATTCATTGAACCACTGATGAAGGTATTATTAAATTCTGGCATATCTATTTAATTATTTTGTCCTTACCCCTCAGCACCATAATAAGTCTAGATGCATGTATATTTGAAAGTCTAAGTTTAGCATTTCTTAATTTTGCCGTCTTAGCGACCTGCGCTCTTCTAATTATATATTCTTGAATTCCATACTTGTTGTCAAGTATAGCCCACTTAATATAAGCATATAGATAATCCTCAGCTAACTTATTTATTGTAATGGCATCATCATCACCGTTCTCCATACCATCAGATATGTATTCAATAACAATAAGTTTGTTCTTAACTCCAGAACTAAAGTCAATTACACCTGCTTTTCTGTTTACAGTAAAGTTAGGATTAACGTTTGCTGTATCAGTCTGTAGACCGTAACGACTACCAATATTATATCCAAAGTACCAGTTACCATTGTAAGACCAACCGTAGTATCCATTAAATGTGCCTGGACCAAAGTACTGTTGTTGCTCACCTCTTTTGATATCAAGAACTGATTCACCCGTAAGTACCTCTCCATCTGCATCAAACAGTATATTCAAATTGTTGTCCTGTAGATACGCAGATGCAGAGTTGGCACTTAGGTTCTCATGAAGTGGATATAGTACTCCCTCAATGTTAACTGAGATACGTACATAGTTTACAAAGTCTGGTGGCATTATAAGTTTCAGGTCATCACCCATCTGAATCTCAATAATCTTAAAATTTCTAAGGGCATCATACGTTATCTCTTGTATTCCTCTCTTAGCGTGAAATATAACCTCATGTCTTTTTACATTGTTAAGCAACTTGTCGTCACCTATGTTCATCAACATGAAGTTGTTTACAACGTCAGACATAGATACAAACTGATAAGAACCCCAATTCAAATCAGTTGGAGCATTACCATTGTTTGTATAGTACTGAAGATTATTTATGTATGCCATACGTTAAAGTTTTTTCTGTGTGTCCTTAGTCTCTTCTGCATCCATTATCTGAACTACATCATTCTCACCGATAGAGACACCAGCATATTGTAATATTTTAAGAGTCAGCTCTGGAGCATCGCTAAGAGGTAACTCAAAATCTTGATAGTCAGCAGCTGACTGATTAAATATAGGCTCACCACCTGCTAGAACTTGCCATGTCCATTTAGGATCAAATGGATGTCTAACATAACTCATAACAACATTGTCTGTAATTGTAGTTGGGTAAACCTGTATACTTGCACTTGATGAGTTATAGTCATTAAGTGTGTATACTGGATACTTAACTGTTGGTGCAGTAAGATTAGAGTTAACTAAATACAATATCTTATTGAACGCTATCTTCTCTATCTCTGTTGTGTTATTGTATGCAAGTCTAATTGTGTGGTACTGCTTAGGTGTTAGTAAGTTATCGTCACCAGGTGCAAAAAACTTACCAGATCCAAAGTCATACCCTAATGTTAAATCAACTAAAAATCTATCTATAACTTCACCTAATCTTTCAGGTATGTTTGAATATCCTGAGTTATCAAGCCTAGCGTTTTGTTTATTTATATGGTTGCTGTAATCGTAGAAGTACTGATCGAATATTTCAAGTTGAGCTTGTCTAGCAAATAGATTAAACTCCTCTGGAGTAATGTATCCTCTATTATCCTTGCTTAATACAGCCAATACCGTATTTCTAACTTCATTTATCATAGTGCAAAGATAATAAAAAAAGGCCGACATTTCTGACGGCCTAGTAAGTGATTGTCTTGATAATTAATCTTCGTACTCTTTAGTCAAGAACATATAGAAGTCTTGCCCGTCTTCAGATTGCATCCATGCAGCTAATGCACTTTCAGCACTCTCTCCCATAGGCACAGAGAACATTCGTTTTTTGTTGTCTTTTAGATTGTAGTGAACATCGCGGCCACCATTTCTAACTGACACATATCCATCCTTGATTGCTCTAAATGCCATATCATCTACAGCTAGTTCTGGATCATTTATTGCATTCATGAATTCCTCAGTGTAGTGTTCAGCTATACTCATAACTTCCCACTTAAGTTCATTCAATGACATTCTTTCGGTATTCTTACCAGTAAAGATTCTTATCACAGATGCCATCTTGTCAGGACTCAATGATCGTGCCTCAATCTTAGCATCAAGAATTAAATTCTCCATGTTAAGTTTTTCTTCAGCATCTTTCTGTGGATCCCACTCATAGAATAAATCTCCATTTGAAGGATGTAACTTAAGAAATTCTAAAAGAACTGGATTTGTTTCAGGTACAATTAAACTACCATCTTCAAAGATAATTGGCTCCATAATAGAGTTGTCATCTTGTTCATCTTGGAATGGTGAGTTTTGATTACTTGAGTATCTCAAGCTTCTATTCTTCTTCTTCTCTTCATCATAGTAAAGAAGTCTTTTTGTAGGTAAGTCTCTAGATTGAAGAATAAATGATACTGGAGACTTCTTGCCCATAAGCAAGAATGTTGTTGATTTTTTCATTTGATTTTAATTTGAATTATAAAAAAAAATAGAGAGGGACATCGCTGCCCCTCTCTTTGTTGTTCTTATTTGAATAGAACGAAGTTGTTAGCACCAAGTGTACACAAAGCTCTTTCAGAAAGGAAGTGTACTTCCATTGCATCAAGATCGCTTGTGTTAGCACCACCAGCTGAACCAGTCAACCAAGTTTTGTACTTACGATTTTCGTTTGCTGTCTCACGGTAACGAACGTGCAAGAATGGACGAGTTGTGTTTTTACCAAGTACTTGGTCATAAACATTCGTAGATCCTGCTGGAACCAATACACCGTTAACTGCTCCACCAACGATACCACCACGAAGAGTTGCATCATTTAAGTATTTCCAGTCAGACTTATAGAAGTCATAAGAACCTCTACGGAAACCTCTAAATCCTAAGTTGATAGCCATATTCTCATCGTTATCAAACAAACCATAAGATGTACCACCTACTCCGTAAGAGTTTTGAGCAGCTAAGATATCATCAATTTGCAAAGACAAAGTACGGTTAGCGAAAATAGTATTTTCAGCGATAGCACCTTGCTTATCCAAACGATTGATAACTGTATCAAAATCACCTAGTGTTGTTGGAACACCACCTGACCATACGTTTCCACGCTCTTCGATAGCAGACAACATACCTTGAGAACCTGCTGAAGGAGTTGCTCCACTTGATAAATAAGATTCAGCAGCAGAACCGTTTTCAGCTTGTACGTGCTCAACCATCATCAGTTCAAGGTAATCTTCGAAACGTAGACGAGTCTCGTGCTTAGATTTTAAGTACCAAAGGAATCCTGTACCGTTATCACCTTCTACTTCAATCCAACCGATTTGAGCCATGTCAGAACCAGAGATTGCATACTTGTCTTTGATAATAACTGGTTTAACTTCGAAGATTGAAGTTTCAGCTTCCAAAGAACCATCCATTCCGTAAGATCCTTTTTTGAATTCAGAACCATAAACAAAAGCAGTAACTGTGCTATTAATAAAGAAAGGTGATCCTGCTGCTTCATAGAAAGCAACTGTAAATACAAGTGGATCTCCACCTACATTAACTGCTGTAACAATACCTTTTCCATTTAAAGAACCAGTATTTGCTGACAAGAATACAGTTTGACCAACACGGAAATTACATCCTGTAACTCCAGCATCAGTAACTGTAAAGTTAGCTGTACCTGTTCCTTGAGCATCATCAGCATTTACTGCTGCATACTTAGTGTGAAGACGACCTTCTTCTGACCATTTAATTAAGTCAGAGTTAGAAGGGATTTCTGCACTCATGTTACGAAGGAACGATCCGATAGAACGATCTCCATAACGTCCGAATTCTCTCTCCATAGTATCAGGAAGATACTGATTCAAGAAATCAAAATTTGTAAGGTAGTTAGTAGGTAACGTAGCCTTAACTGAACTTGGGGTAAGTGAATACCCTGGTGTGTTTAAACTCATTTTTTTTTAGTTTTTAGTTTTACTTTTTATTTTATACTCTACACTGTCTCCATCTAAAGCCCTAACTGAGAAACCTTCTTTCGGTGTTACCGTTGTTGCAGGCCTGCCCATGTCAATGTTTTTAGATTCAACAGATATTCCTTCGACACCATCCGATTTGCCTTTCTCATAAAAGAATTTAGCAAACTTATCTGGGTCTGACGCAATGGTAATAGCTCTGTGAAAAAGTTCCGCATCTTTAACGTAACCGTCTTCATTTAAAAAGTTCTTAATGAACTTAGTAATATCTGACTGCTCCTTTATTGCCTTTGTATCTGATGGCTTGTAAACAACCTTGTTGTCATCGATATTAAATCCGAAACCTTCGAACTTATCTGAAAACAA